TTTAAGTGGAATATTTTAATGGGGTTATTCTATAAAGAAATCAATAGAAAAAAAAGTGCTTAGAAAACTAAGCACTTTTTATATTGATAAAGGTGGTGATCTTTATAGTAAAAGTGAAGTGTCCTTTTTGTAACAAATTATTAATTAAAGCTGATTACATCAAAGGAGAAATAAAGTGTAGTAGATGTAAGAGGTTAATAAATATAGAAATAGAAAAGCCAGAGCTTAGAGCCACACCATAGAGTAGTGAGCCGTAGCCTGCTTGATAAAAGGCAGGTGAGATTATGTCAAATACAAATATGATAATTAATAGAGAAGATATACTAGTTAATTTAAGAAGAACAAATATAGAAATAAATAAAACTGTGAATGAAAATATAAACAATACAATGAACAATACTATAAATATCTTTAATGAAAAAGCTAATGAGGTAAAAGAAGAAAGTAGTAAAACTATGTCAAAGGTAGCTACAGGAATCGGTAAGTCATGTGTAACAGCATTTAAGAATATTGGATCTTTTGGAATAAATGCTGGAAAACAGTTTGCAGAAGGAGTATCTAAAATTGCTGAATTTAGTGAAGAGGCAGGGGAAAAAATAGAAGAGCTAAATGCAAAAGCAGAAACTATGGAAGATGGTTTAGGTCGTGAAGTTACTATATTCCAAAGCTCACTTATGAGCCTTAAAAAAGATATGAGTGATAGCCTAGATGCCCCATTAAAAGAAATAACATCTTCAGCAACAGAGATGATAGGACAGCTATCTTCAGCATTCCAAGAAGGTGGATTTGAAGGACTTGCAGGTAGTATTGGAGATGTATTTGCTAATATGTTATCAAATATATCAGAAAAATTACCACTTATACTTCAGAGTGGTATAGATATCATTCTGGCGCTTATTAATGGAATATCTGAAACGTTACCAGAGTTAATTCCGATGGCTGTACAAGCTTTGTTGAGTATAGTAAATACCATCATAGAAAATCTTCCACAAGTTATAGAGGCAGCTATTCAAATAATAATGGCTCTAATACAAGGAATAATTGAAGCATTACCACTATTAATTGAACAAGTTCCAAATATAATAATTGGAATAGTATCAGCAGTTATTGAGAGTTTGCCATTAATTATAGAGGCAG